ATAGTTACTATCGTGGCATGACTCAGAATCAAATGGCCGCTGTCGATAACGACTTAGCTCGTGAACAACATCCAGCGATGCCCATCAGTAAGCCTGATAGGCAAACTCGTGTAACTTTTGGAGGTCCTCAAAAAGAGGACTAGGAGAGACAGTAAATGGCTAATTCTAATGGAAGTTTTGGCCTTCGTCCCTTGAGCAAACAGGGCGGGGCCTCTAATTCCACTGGTATGACCCAATACTCAGCGTATGAAATTGCTAACGGCAATACCACTAAGCTGTATCATGGCGAACCCGTGATTCCGCTTTCTACTGGCTATATCGACGCCCCTGGCGCCGCCGCTGGTGGAACAGTTGGTCTGCTGGGCGTATTCCAGGGTTGTGAGTATGTGGATTCTACCACTGGGAAAACTACTTGGAAAAACTACTGGCCTGGTTCCGGGGCAGATTCCAATCACCCGGTAAAAGCGTTTGTCGTTGATGATCCAATGCAGCTTTATGTTGTTGCAACGGATGCGACTTGGACGAGCAAGGCTACGGCGCGTGCCGCGGTCTTTGCAAACGCTAACTTCTCAACCGCTATCACAGGAACAGACGCTACTGGTGTTTCGTTAGGTCGCCTCGCGATTAGTACGATTGCTACCACGGCTGCTCTGCAAATGCGTATTGTGGGTTGGGTCGATGACCCAGAGAACGCTGATTTTTCAGCAGCTGGTATCGGGGCAATTGTGCGGTTGAACAACCACTTCAATAGCAATAATGGTGCTATTGCAGCTGGTACACCTTCAACCACTGGCGTGTAGGAGGATTGAAAAATGGCTATTAGTAGAGCCCAACTAGCGAAAGAGCTAGAGCCTGGCCTCAATGCCCTTTTTGGTCTTGAGTACGCCAGGTACGACGATGAATCAGCTGAAGTTTATGAGACCGAATCTTCAGAGAGAGCCTTTGAAGAGGAAGTCATGCTTTCAGGCTTCGGGTCTGCACCAGTAAAGGCTGAAGGTACAGCCATTTCGTTTGATGATGCCCAAGAAGCGTATACCGCAAGGTACACGCATGAGACTATCGCGCTTGCTTTCTCCATTACGGAAGAAGCAATCGAGGATAATCTTTATGATCGTCTGGCTTCGCGTTATACGAAAGCTTTGGCACGTAGCATGGCCAACACCAAACAGGTGAAGGGTGCAGCTACGTTGAACAATGCTTTTGATAGCACGTTTACTGGCGGTGACGGCAAAGAGCTTTGTGCGACAGATCATCCACTTGTGAACAACAATGATCTTCGTAATGAGCCCAGTACTGCTTCTGACCTAAACGAAACCAGCCTTGAGAATGCTCTCATTGACATTGCAGCCTTTGTCGATGAGCGCGGCCTGAAGGTCTCGGTTCGTGGCGAGAAGCTGATTGTTCCACCGGCACTGCAATTCGTTGCAGATCGGTTGCTCGAATCAACTCTTCGTCCTGGCACAGCTGATAACGACATTAATGCCACAAGGAACTTGGGAATGCTCCCGCAAGGATATGTCGTTAACCATTATCTGACGGATACGGACGCATGGTTTGTTAAAACCGATGCTCCTCGTGGATTCATCCACTTTGAGCGTATGCCGATGTCCACGAAGATGGAGGGTGACTTTGATACTGGCAACGTAAGGTTCAAAGCCCGTGAGCGTTATAGTTACGGTTACTCTGACCCACGTTGCGTATTTGGTTCCCCAGGTGCTTAAAGAGTAGAGTAAGGGGAGAGAATAAATCTCTCCCCGATTCTCTGGGAATTTACAGCCCTAGCGACTGGCCCAGCAGACGCTTACGAAGACTCTAGGGCATATCTTTCGTAAGGAGGACCCAAGATGGGTACGACACGTTTTTCCGGCCCCCTTATGTACAGCGGTCACGGTAGTGACGCCAGTGCTTTGGGATCATGGTTCAGAAATCTCCCCCTTCAAATTAATCCAGATTATGTCTTCAAATATGATGACTTCACTGGTGTTGATATTGATGACACTGATGATTGGACCAAGGCTGTTCTTAACAGCGGTACATTAACTCTTCTGGCGGACCATGTTGGCGGATGGGCAAAATCCACTGGGGATGGATCTACTGACAATTCAGGGGGGTCTATTCAAGGTAATGAAATCTTCATGGCAGAAGCGAGCAAGCTTATCTTTTTTGAAGCGAAGGTTGCGGTAGCTGATGCTGATGATATGGATATGTTCGTGGGTCTAGCCGAGAACGGCACGTTTGCTACGGGTGTTCCCTTTACCGCGAGTAACCAGATAGGGTTCCTTCTTGTTGAGGGCGCAGCAGATATCTATGCGAATTGCGACAGTGGTGGGACCGAGACCAAGACTGATACTGGTGTAGATTTTGCTGATGGCGCGCAATCAAGTTCAAATATTACCAACACTCGTCGTTTAGGTTTCATCATCAAGGGGACTGGGCAGGTCGAGTTTTATGTTGACCGTGTCTTGAAAACCACCACTACGGGGAATATCCCAACTTCAGCTTTGACCCCGTGGTTTTGTGCCATGTCCGGTACGACTACGGCTGATGCTGCTTGGTGCGATTATATCTGGATGGCCTCCCAAAGAACCACGGATGGCATGATCCAATATAATGATGCGCCGTAAGAGGTAAGCGATGGAAGGAACTCCTAATAAGCATAAGATGATGATCTTGTCAGGAGAGATTAAGGAGTAGGCTATGGCCGATACTTTTACCGAGAAGATCATCGAGGATGGTCCCCGAAGACTAGTCAAATCTTTTGCTTACACATATGTTGATACTGGCCAAAGTGCTGTTATGGCAGTGGATGTTTCTGGTTTATCAACTCTTCAAGATGGCACCGCTTGCAGCAATCTTCGTATTAACAAGATATGGTTTAGCACTATCGGTTTGTCCGTGAAGATTCTATGGGATGCCAGCACTGATACATTGGCAGTTGAGCTTCCTTCCGGGTATCAAGGAGATTTCGACTTTTCTTCTTTTGGGGGCCTTCTTAACAGTGCTTCTAGTCCCACTGGAGATTTGAGATTCACTACAGTTGGGCATGGGTCTGCGGATACATACATGGTAGTGCTGGATTGTATTAAAGAGTTCTAAAAACAATGCCCGATATTGGTCGCAGGAATGAGCTTGAGCTTGTTGAAATAAGAGGAGAACTACGCTTGTTATCGGAGAAGATTGATGTCCTTAAAAATAACGATATTCGTCATATCCAAAAATCGGTAGACATGTTCAGTAAAATTTTATGGGGGGTCGGATTCCTTATTCTTGCTCAATTGGTCGTGGGAATTAGATTAGCTGTTTTTAGTTAAGGAGTAAGATATGGCGACTTCTGGATCGGTTGATTTCAATCTGGACATGGCCGAAATTACAGAAGAGGCCTTTGAGAGATGTGGACTAGAATTCAGAACAGGTTATGATTCTGCGACCTCCCGCCGATCTCTAAATCTTCTTTTTGCGGAATGGGCAAACAGGGGATTAAATTTATGGACCGTAGAGCAAATAACACAGCCTTTGGCTCAGTTATCTTCTACCTCTTCTGTTGCGGTTTATCCCATTGGAGCCATAACAGCTACGGTAGGAGCCTCTACTAATCTTAGTGTTGGAGAGACCATTACTGGTGGAACCAGTAGTGTTACCGCGTCTGTTATAAGCAAACCTTCCTCGACCACTATTACATTGACTGTTCCTTCTGGAGCTTTCACTGCCGGCGAAACAATTACAGGGTCAAGCAGCGCGGCCAGTACAACTATCAGTTCTGATCCGAGCTTAACAGATGTGCAATCAACGGTAAGTTTCCTGGAAGCAGTAATAAGAAGGAGCAGTTCGGATATAAGTATTAATAGGATAAGCAGAGGCGATTATCTTAGTACCCCGGATAAGACAACCCACCTGAGAATTCTACAGATGAGCTTATATATCACCGGGTTCGGCGTATTGAAGATGCAGATGACGCGATTAACACAGCGGATTTACCCTTTAGATTTCTTCCGTGTCTTGTAGCGGGTTTAGCCTATTATCTAGCGATTAAGAGGGCTCCTCAGAAGGTTGCACTATTAAAAGAACTTTATGAGGAGGAATTTCAAAGGGCCGCATCAGAGGATGCAGAGAGATCAGGTCTACGGCTAGTCCCAAGTTATGCTTCGCTGAGTATTTCGTGATGGCTAGATATGCTTCAGGGAAACATGCTCTGGGTATCTCAGATCGTTCTGGGAGAGCATACAAAATAACAAACATGATGCTGGAGTGGAACGGATCTCTTGTAGGCAGCGATGAATATGAATCAAAGCAGCCTCAATTACAGCCTCGGCGTGTTCGAGCGGATCCTCAAGCATTAAGAATAAGCAGACCCGCCCGGACGGAACCTGCTGTCGAAGTTCTATTAGCTTTTAATAGTTTTAAATCAAGCACAAGTGGCTCTGCTGTTATAACCGTTACGGAGCCTGGGCATGGCCGAAGTACCGGCGATACGGTTAGATTTAGAAATGTAGAAGCCTTTGATGGATTTACAGAAGCTGCTCTAGAGAACAGTTCCGGGTTCTCAATTACCAAAGTTGATTCCGATAATTATACTTTCACTTCTGGGAGTGGAACAGCCACTTCTGGTAATGTTAAAGGTGGTGGGGGATCTTCTTCCGCTGGACCCGTAACGGTGAGCGCATAAGATGGCCTATACATTTACGACATTAAAAACGGCTATTCAAGATTACACGCAAAATACTGAATCGACTTTTGTCAGCCAATTGTCTCGTTTTATCATCAATTCTGAAGAACGTATTCTGAAGGAATGCCAGTTAGATGTGTTCCGTAAATCTTCGCAGGGGTCTGCCGCTTCAGGAAATCAATATCTATCTAAGCCAACGGACTTTCTGTCCCAGAATTCTTTGAGTGTCATTAACTCTTCGAGTAAAGAGTTTCTGTTGTACAAACAAGTGACTGCCTTACAAGACTATACGCCGAATCCTGCGACTACAGGAACGCCCAAATACTACGCTGATTGGGATAATGATACGTTTTTGTTGGCGCCCACCCCAGACAGTAACTACACCATGGAGCTACATTACTTTTATCGCCCAACATCGATCACGGCAAGCTCTGATGGGACGAGCTGGCTTGGGACCAATGCAGAACTCGCCCTTTTTTATGGCAGTCTTGTAGAGGCTTATATCTTTATGAAGGGAGAGGCTGACCTCCTTCAGGTTTACAATGGAAGATTCCAGGAAGCCCTACAATGGCTGAAGAATCTTGGTGAAGGTCTCCAGACTAGAGATCAATATCGGTACGACAGAGTTAGAAGGGACGTGGCTTGATGCGAGGTAGTGGGGGCAGCACGAGTATTAGTGATCCTCTAGTATTTACAACGACGAACAGGGGTCATTCTCCTGAAGAAATAGCTGAGATGGCTATGAACAAGATCATGGTGGTTTCCCAAGACGCCCCCCCTGTTATACGGGATCAGGCGATGGCCCACAGAGATAGATTGAAAGAGGTGTTAATTTTTTATATGAAAAGGGCGGCTCAAAGTGAGCGAACCACAATCTGGGCACACATGAAACAGCAGGGCCATGAGGATATGGCCGAGATTATAAGGAGACTGTAATGGCCGTTGGGACATCCGCCATGTGCGGAACTTTCAAGACAGAGGCGATGGCGGGGGTCCATTTTTGGACGCCCCATACGCGAACTGGATCTAGCGCAATTTCAGCGGATACGTTCAAAATTGCGATGTTTACGGATAGCTCGTCCATCGACGCGGATACAACCGGCTATACAACTAGCAACGAGGTTAGTGGTACAGCTTACACGGCTGGTGGAAATTCTCTGGCGAGTGTAACACTTGCCTTGGCCGATAACAGTAGTTCAGTGCCTACTGCGTATCTGGATTTCGCTGATAGCACCTGGTCCACTTCCACGATCAGTAGTGCGCGAGGTGCGTTGATTTATAATAGTACCCTGAGTTCTGCTGGTACGGGTTCAACGACCAATCATGCGGCATACCCAGCGGTTGCGGTCATCAACTTCGGAGGCGATAAATCATCCAGCGCAGGAGATTTCACCATACAGTTTCCGGCAAATGACGCCAATAACGCGATAATCAGGATTGCATAATGGCTCTTATCACTGGCTGGGATAGAAGTACCTGGAACTCGGGAACGTGGAATAGTCCACTTCCGGTAACTGTTACAGGTGTATCTGCGGCCAGTGCTATTGGAACTTCTGTCGTTAGCCTCCCAGTCAGCCTCAGTGTTACAGGGGTATCTGCGGCCAGCGCGATTGGATCTGCTTCTGTATTCTCCTCTGTAACTCTGGCGGTGTCTGGTGTTTCCGCTGCTAGCGCAATTGGAAGTGCTACAGCAGTAACCAATTCCAATCTTTCTGTTACGGGTGTTTCAGCAGCAAGTGGCGTCGGTTCCGTTCAAGTGAACTTTGCGTTCAGCGTAGACGGGGTGTCTGCTGAAGGAATTGCCAATAATGCACTTGTTTGGAGTGTTATAGATACTTCCCAAACCTCGGATTTCTCTGAAATAAGCACCACACAAACGCCGGATTGGACAAAAATAGCGGCATAGGAAAAAGCTATGGCATCTTCATACA